GGGCAGGATTGATCCCATATGGCAGAGCCGCTTAGTCGTACGAAATTAACGCCAGCGGGGATGGTAATTCTCGTGATGTTTACTGAAGTACTATGGAACTGCGTGCCGAAATCAACAACGCCAGTGTCGATTACTTCTCCATCAAAAGGACAGGGTTGTTCGCCGTTGTCTGAGGGAACACCGATGCCAGTAGGAACTTGACCCGCTCCATTACCGATAGTATGTCCCGTTGTCCCGTAACAAAGTGAGATGTGCGGAAGATGGAGCATCCACTAAAGCCTGCACTAGCGATCTTACTCTGCAAGGTCGCTGGGGTGACAGCCCTCTCTGTATCTGTGCCAGCATCAACTTCCCCTTGGGTAGCTAGCTCGATTACTCCGCGCCGACCAGTTTCTGCCGTATTGCCACGCAGCTTAAGGGGTGTGACGATCACGGTATCGTTGGTTCCGCTATTGGTCTGTCCCTGCGTCGCTATCTCAGCCGCGCCCCGAATAACTTCGGTGGCTTGGATTAGGTTGGTCATGTTGGCGAGCTTAAGGGGCGTGATGATCCGTAGATCATCCAGACCTGTGTTCGCCTCGGCTTGCGTCGCAAGCTCTGCGATACCAAGCGTTGTTTCGGTAGCCTGTATCGGTAGCACCAGTGCAACCGGGAGGAACTGAATGCCATCCCATTGTAGGATGTCGTCTATCTGTATACCGGTGAGGTCTACGTCGATTAAGGCCCCTATGGACACTGGTCCTGCTATGGATGCTTGGATAAGCTGCGCGATAGTGACCGCGTCCTGCTGATCTATGCCATCCGCAAGGTTTACGATCCGGAAGCTGTTCATATCGAGTTCAGTGTCCAGTTGGTTCGGCTGAGTGCCGTCCCTGGAGAGTGTGTTCTCGATAGCCGCCTCGATCAACGCATTGTTAGCGTTAACCGTGACGTCGAAGCCCGGAGTATCTGAAATATCTGCTAGATTTAATTTTGCCATTAGTCTATTTTCTCAAAGTGTGCCCAATCCCGGTCGTTTAGTCCCTTGCCGGTGTAGTTTTTCCAGTGGCCGCCCCACTCGATTGCTATTCCCCTTGCAGACGCGGCTGCGAGTATGTATGTTGCCAGCTCGAAGAATCTTTCGTAGCTTGCTTCGTATTCTCCTGGGTACGGGACAATATCGAAAGCCTTAGCTGGATACTTGTTGTGTTTCGAAGTAGGCCAACGATTGCGGGAGTTTCCATCGTTAAATGCTCGATTCTGTTCCTCCATATCCCTGTGCCCCCAGACAATTGAAAAGTCAACGTGCTTGATAGCTTCGTCGAGGATTTCTTGGAGTCGTGAGTCACAGGTGTTCCGCCTCTCGGTGCTAGTCCGTCCAAAACGTGCCATTAGAGTACGTCAGGGACTTCAATCGGATCAACCGCCATAGTAAATGGCTGCTCTCGTTGCATAATCGTGACTGAGCCAGGTTGTTCTAGTTTTCCTACCGATAATTCTTGTGTTACATCAGCCAACCGTCCTGGATTGGGTGGGCCAGCCAGTTCAGCAATCTCTTTCTGTGATATCTCACGTAACAGCCCTGTTAAGCGTGCTTCCGCTTCGCCAGCACTATTCAAATAAGATTGGAAGCCTAGTTGACCAATCTCCTCAAATCGTAGAGTCTCTCCCAGTTGCTCCAACATCTTAGCGCCTTCGGGAACATCGTTCTTGTAGAGAAAATTCAATACATGGACCATATCGGTCTGCGAACGGTGCTGATTCAAGTCGACATTCATTTTATGGTCCAGTAGAAACTGTGTTGCTACTTCATCTGTTGAGTCGAGCGCTTGCTGGTATTTCTGTATATCATTGTGGCCAATAGCGAACTTAGCGTGGTCCTCAGTAAAGCCCTCGTCTACGAGCTTCCTGAATAAGTCGTCTGAGCCTGTAACCCCTTCATCTATCAGAGCAGTTGATCGTTTTAAGATCGTCCAACCGGTTAGCTCATCAAGCATCCTCGCTGTAAGTTTCGAACTTGTGCCTGTGGCAAAGCCTTCGATATTTTGTACGACATGCTGGGCTTCATGGAGTATTGTTTCATGAAACTGTGCCGTACTGGTAACACTACCCATTTCTACGCCCGAGATTACGGTCGGTGAGCCTACTAGACCTCCCTGAAATCCGGGGTTGCGGGTAAGGTTCCGATAGACAATCGACCCGTCGGGTTTGGCAATGATATAGGTCTTGACTTTCAGTCCTGCTAGCTCGGGATACAACTCGAACAATTCTGGATGGACTAAAACGTCATCGAGTCTTGTCTCAACAGTTGTAGTCACATCAACACCAAATTCTTTGGCATTGTCTAGGTTCTTCTGAATTCTAGGGTGCTCAGTGTAGATCTTTGTATTGACAGAGGAGTTTGCGTCGCTTAAGTAGAAGCGCGGTTGGTTGTCAGCTCCACGATACCATCCTGTTTGCTGCCACAGGTCCTCATTGAACTGTGGTAAGTCAGAGGTTTTGCCTTCGGCGGCCCGGAAGTCATTAAGACGTTGTAGTAAGGGTCCACCTCGCCGCCTTGCTGCAAATGCACCAAGAGCTATGGCTTGGCCGAACAGTTCCATTCCGATATCAACACTACCGCCTGGTGTGGGAATAAAACCGGCTATCTGAAACCCTGCGGATTCTGGATCACCGCCCAGTGCTGTAACAATGTCCTCTGAGGTCCCAGGAACATTGATAAAAGGGCGGTTAGGATGCCGTCGGAGCGGCAAATTCGCTACGAGTTCCGCAATATCAGAGACTTCACCTAGCATGTTAGAAATAAGATTACGTGGCAGCTCTTTCATAGCTCGTCCCACATCTTCTACTCCAAGCCATGCTTCGTTCCTAGTGACAGAATCCCACCAGTTTGCCTGTTTAGCAACGTCAGCAGATACCGGTAGTTGTGACTCAGTGGTAACGGGCTGTTCAGGATCGGCCTCTACGGGGCCTGCCTGTTTGATTTGCTGCTCTCGTAAGAATGCTGCTGCCATTATTTCTTCAACGCTATCTGCGTGCCAGGGGTGGGTAGAATCAACTCATAATCATTGTCGAAGTACGCGCGTATGTAGTCTACATTTGCGTTAGGCTCGCGCTGTTCGATGCGCCGAGCAAATTGAATCTGTGCATTGGTAGCCATGTTCTCTGTAAGCATCGCTCCGTACTCTAGCGCGACAGCATCAAGCTGCTCGCGTATATTACGCCGGTCGATTTTCGGATCACGCCTGTTTCCTATGCCTAGCGCACCAGTGAAGCGGGGGCCTTGTCCCTCACCCGCCTGTTCGGTAAGAACGGCGTCGAGTTTCTCTGGATTGATGACTACCTTGACGGAGCCGTTATTGATATCGGTGATATCCACCTCAAGGACGGCATTCGCGGGGAAATCCCCGAAGTTATGGCCGCCTTCAACACGTGACTGTGCTAAGGGGCGCATAAAGTTCTCTTGGCGAGACTGCTCACCGCCTTGGTAGGAGTCCCAGACCTTAAAGGCTTGCTCTCCTGCGTTCTTCACGCTCTGTTGGAGCTGAAGATCATTCGTGGGGTTGCGGGCTATCTCTTCCCAGTTCTCATTCATGAGTGTGCCCTGCACCTGTTCCATCTGCTCATCGTGGACGATGCCCAGCTCATAGATTCGATCAAACTGGCTAGCCAGGCCGTTAACGACCGTGGCTTTAGAACCCGGAGACTCAAACTCATTGACCGCGCCTAAGAGATTGTTCTGTTTGAACAGGGCGTCTACTGTACACTCCATCTGTGGTCCATCGCCGGTATCGGGGCAGTTGTTTTCGTTCGGATTAAGGGAGCGGTTCCGCCGAGACTGTTTCTCAATCTCTTGTGAACTCAGAACTCCGTCCGGACGATCAGCCACCGCTTCTTGCGGGCCATCTTCGTAGATGATCTTGGTCAGGTCTTCAAGACCTAACCCAACAACCTCACCAGCAGCGCTAAGTTGTGTGATATCTTTGGGGCCGATCTGTTCGATCAGATTTTCGGCTCCTCTGAATGCTTCGACCAAATCCAGTGCTCTATCGAGGGGTTTGGAGCGGTCGCGGAGGGCTGACGTACGCATAGAGCGCTCGAGTTCCCATGCTTTGAGTAGATCTGGCGATCCATCATCACCGATGGCTGTAAGCAGCCGTTCGAAGTGACCTATGGTGTCGTCTAGCTGAGCTTTTGAGGCTTTAACCTGGTCCACGTCTGCTATTCGCGGACTCACGACATTTTCCCAGCGGGTACGCAGCTCTAGAATTCGTCCTTGAACCTCACGGATGAGGTTCGGTTTGTGAATCTGATTGTATTCGTTGATCTGTTCCGAGGTCTCACCGGTTAAGCCCTTGCGACTCAACTCTGCGACTTCGCTGGCCAGCTCTAGCCCTCTCTCAAGGTTTACATAGATCGGGGTAGTCAGTCCTTGCAGAGATGACTGCCAATTTTCAGCAACGGTTATGCCGTCGGCCTTCGTATTCGAATCGAGGACCAGGCCATACATAGCCTCGGTCTGAACCCCATTTTGAATCTGATCCTTATAGATAAACTGGGCTGCAAAAGCTGAGGTAGCAGAGTTTAACCCAGGACTAATACCCAAGCCTCCATTACCAACGCTCTTGTAAGCGTAGTCTTCTAGCCGGGCCAAGTCCTTAGCTGCTAGGATCGAGAACTCCCCATCTCGAACGTCTCGGAGTCCAAGCTCATCAAGCCCTGGACTGGTGCGGGCAAACTGGCCGAACTCACCTGCTAACTCGGTCTGGAGACCCGGAAAGCGGGCTTGGAATTTGCTTAGTTCTCGCTTAAGGTTCAGCTCAGCCAAGCTGCGCTGAGAGGTGTTGCCTTGCTCAATAGCAGCTCGTAGTTTTGTGACGCGATTCTGAAATCGGTCGACTTCGGCATTGCCGGTGGGATTTAGAGCCTCATCACCGACTTCTACATTCGTTTGATCACTAGCTAGCGAGTCTGCAACGACTTTCTGCTCCGCATCACGGAACTCACCCAGAATATCACGGGTCTTTTTGGCGTTAACAATAGCGCCCAGGTCTGCTAGGCTTTTGCCTATGCCCGAATCACGTGCCTCGCCCCCACCTCGGGGTTCCCTGAAATCAATTGATCCTAAGTCTTCGCCAGCCATTATTGCTGTTCCTCTATTCTATCTAGTTCACGTTTGTCGAGCTGTTGGAAGTCTGTCCAGACCTCCTCTGCTAAGAGTTTCAAGCGCTCTCGCTCTTGGGGAGGGATATCCGGCATGTTGTCGATCATGTGGTTCATATTAGGTCGAAAAGTGCCGTCATCCATAGCTTCAATGAGCTGTGATGCGACCGATGGGTCACCGTTGGCGAGATCCTCCATAAAGGAGCGCTCTCGGATGACAGTGCGGACGCCTTCGGGCCAACTTTCAAACATGTTGTTCAACATAGCCGCATATTTGTGGAAATTCTCTCTGGTCAGCTCTCCACCCTGCTTCAAATTGATAAGTCGTACGAGAAAGTCTTTATTTTTCTCTACGATGTCATCAATCTCGGCTTGATTCTCGTATAATTCGCCTTGAAGCTCATAGTAGTTGAGTTCTTCCCGAGTGCGTGCTCCTAAGAGACCGCGTGCGAGGATCGCATCCATCGTGGGACGGATTGGAAGAGCCTCCCCTGACGCTGAGTACCACTCCTGCATTTGCCAGCCCAGATGGGCCATTGCCACGTCGTTGTACTGCGGGAAGAAGCCCCGGAGCATAGCATCAGCGGTGAAAGCGAACTTGTCCACAGGGTCCATGTCCGGATTCCCGGACGCATACCAGCTTGCGAACTGGAATGACTCGAGTGTGTTGCTAAAGACGTTACCGAAGGCCCCTAATACGGCCATCGCTGGTTGCTTGATGATGGTCTCTATCTGCATCTCCCACATCTGCTTAGCGTTAAGGCCCGGAGCCGCGAAGCCCAGGTCGATGTCTTTCGTATCTTCCATTGTGACCTCTCGGATCTTGTTGATCCCGGTCTCAACGATACCTGCGGAGATGAGGTCGACGAGTGTAGCGCCGTCGATCCCTGGGATCTGGGCGTCAGCCACTCCCATTACTGTAAGCTGTTCTTCGACCCAATCTCTACCACCAAACATGTTGGCACCAAAGAGTAGGTATGTACCCATAAGGATCTTGACGCCTTGCAGCTTGGTGATCGCTGGGTTCTGGCCCAGTATACCCAGCGCAGCCTTGTGGCCGAAGCTAAGGAACTGTGTTCCGACGCTTGCGAGGCCCGTCTGGTAACCGAAGTTGTTGGGGCGCATCATTCCGAGTGCCAGGTTAGAGGCGTCGAGGCCGATGACATCCCAATCACGAGCGTCTATATCGAGCACGCTCTTAAGTTTGTTCTTCTTCATATGACGCCGAAGGGCTACCATATAAGTAAAGGTTAGGTTGTTGCGTTCTCCCCAATCGAAGCCGATCCGCTGCATAAAATCGCGGAGGGCTACGGTCATCTGCTTACCTCGGTAGCCTATGTGTCCGGCTGCCGAGTCAGGGAGCGCTTGCTTGTTGAACCTGCGGGCACCGCCCGCGAACGAGTGTACGTTCACTAGCTCGAGCAAGCCACTACGCTCGAACTGCTTGATAAGATGTGTGTATTCTTTAGCGGACAAGCCCATGACTTTGGCCCACTTCGACTTCGACATCCCAGTATCAAACCCGGAGTCCCGGAGTCGAGAGACGCCCACTCGGAGTGCTACTGCATCTCCGAATACTCGCCCTGAACCCACATAAATCGGATCAAGGGGAGCCAGGTAAGAGACCTGTAGGCTCTGCAAGAATGCTTGGCGGAAGGGCCTGAACACCATGAAGGCGTGGAAGGCTACAGAGCGCATGGTCCTTGTCGGGTCCATCTGCTGTGCATACCGATCCAGCATTCGAGACACTGGCATACTGCCAGGGATGTCCTTCGTCAACCGGTTGAACGTATAGCCGAGGCTAATCATAGCCTCTCGCATCTTTGGAATCGCTACGGATTCCGTACCACTGATGAGACGGAAGTAGTTAACCAGCTCAATAGCTTCGTTGTACCTCTTCTTAAGAGGGTCGGAGGACGTGTTAGCACGTGATACCCTCAGCTCCTTGACAATTTCTGCCATCGACTTCACGTCGAAGGAGCCTCTGGGAACCAGGTCCCCATACTCCTCGGTGAAGGCTCCCTTGAAGCCCTTAAGTAAATCCTCATGGGTTAGCTGCCGAGCGATAATGGCAATGCCTCGCTCTAGGGACGGGACGAAGTCCTCAATAGTAGACCTGTTGTTGTTTACGTCAGGCAGCCTATCGAAGTTTCGATCATCCCAGAACAGACGGCCTTCTCTGTGAAGGGTCTGTTTCTGCATCAGCGTGTTCTCTGTCTGTGAGATGTCTCTTGCGCGCACAACCTCGTAGGATACCGCAGTATCTTTACGGTCGTTGTAGCGACCGGTCTTAGCGTCGAGGTCTCCGAGGCGCTTAGCAAAGCCCTCCCCTTCCAGCTTGGTGCCTGCCGTACGGATTGCGTCCTTGATGGGCACGCCCGAGATCTGTCCGTTCACGCTCATATCGTCTGTGTGCTTCACGATAAAGTAAGGGTCATCGTAGAAACGAAAGTGGTAGCCGGGATAATAGACCAGCGGCCTGGTGCTCAGTTCGCCTACTTCGTAGCCCCGACCGGGACCAACGATTACTTGGTTGTACTGGGAGCGAGCCGAAGTTGAAGCGCTGACTGCGATGTCGAGTTCCATGATGCTGTCACCAGCATTGTAGAGGTCGTCGAGGTCACGAGTTCTAAGCCGAACTCCTTCTCCTGTTAAGGGATCTAGGAATTCTCCTGGCCGTACCTGTGCTCGGTCAAGACTCTTGCCGTGGAAGGTAGGCAGATTGGCTTGTGTCGGGCGAGCTGTCTTGAAGCCAGCTACGGAAAACTCCCGGTAGAGACGTCGGTTGAACAGTTCGTGCATGACGTCGTAGCCTGATCGAACAGCAACCATACCCTTTACTTGGGATTCAGTGATACCGTCGTACTTGGCGTAGATCTCCACAAGCTCTGGAGCACGCCCGTGGGCCTTACCAAAGTCTTCCATCCACTCAAAGGCACCTGTTACAAAGCGCTTATCAGTAACACTCAGCTCGTAGAACGGCTTGAACATGAACTCGAAGTTCTTAACAAGCTGCTGCTCCTTGATGTAAGCGTTAGCGAAGCTACCGTAGATGTCATCTAGCCCACTACCTAGTCTGCCGTTGGGCGCTACTAGGACACGTGGTATGATGCCTGTGTTCTGGAATGTCTCTGGCCCCATTGTCTTGTTGTCAACATTGTGCCAGAAGCGTTGGTGATTGTAGCGTAGGTAGAAGTCCTGCCTTAGCCCCGGTTGATTCGGAGCCGCGCTAATGGGAGCATCCACCTTGAATGCTGCGCGGAGGAACTCCTCACGGTTAGCAAAGACAGGGCCTACAATACCGTCGTCGGTGATACGCACCAGTTCGAAGAGTTCCCCTTGGGGATCAATCTTGAACAACGCATCAACTGCTTCGTCGAAGCTAGACCAGCCACCCTCGACGGTCTCGCCTAGAATAACGTCCAGCTCCATGCCTGTCTCATTCGGAAGCATCCGAACGGTGGACATGGCTGTGTGTGGGTAGGCTATGCCATCTGCCACATCGAGCTTCTCTAGCTCTTGGGTTAGTACCTTGCGCTTATCGCGGACGTTTAGTCCAGCGCCTGTGAACCCATCTGTGGTCTCTAGAATCTCGGAGCGAATCCGCTCGGAGCGTTCTAGTACACGCTTAGCGCCATCGGGCAGCTCATCAATATCATTGACAAACCGTGACGGGCGGGGGAGTAGGACGGGGACTGCGTCATCCGCAGGCATCCGCCACTCTGCTGCTACATCATCGTACTGCATGTCAATGTCAAACTGACTACGTGACTTGGTCTGGTTTGTGATGCGAGCCGCTTGACGGTACGTGGAAGCATCTGTCCCTCGTATCATACCGCGCATTCCCTGGCCGAACGCTCGCATGAGCGCGGCAGAGAAGATGGCTTCAAGGCCAAAGGCCACATCACCGACAATCCGGTCTATTGTATTCTTGTCATCCTGTCCAGTGAGTACACCTTCGGTGAACGTGTTCTCCATGAACTCTAGGTAGCCATACTTCGTGAGTAGCGGCCCCCATACGGGGCTGTTCAGTAGCTCGTCGCTCTTAAGAGCAATGCGCTTAACCGCCTCGTTGTACTGTTCTGGCCCTAGCTCTACCAGGGCTGTACGAATGTTCTGCCTAATCTCAGCAGGCACCAACTCGTCTGCGACGTTGAAGGGAGAGCCTATCTCCTTTCCGGAAATCTCTTCGACGATCTCTTCCATGCTTTTGGCAATGAACCACCGGTTCCACTCATTGTAAATAGGGATCAAATCGGTGGCGAAGAAGTTGACAGCCATGTCGCCGTAGCTGGTGAAGCCCTTACTGGCCACGACATCGTTAACTACTCGGCGTCCTCGCTCACGCTGTTGGACGGTCAGCCTGTCGGTCACCTCGTCTACCTGGCTGGCAGAGAGGTTATAGTACGCACCCTCGAACCTGTCGAGGGGTAGCTCTCCTGCACCCATCATCATTGCAGCGATGATGGCCTTTCGGTAGGGATCATACTTTCGGTGGTCGACGCGATACAGCTCGTGTATCGTAGCATCCATCCGCTGTGCTGTGGTGAGGGGGTTATCCGGATCGAAGATGTCCTTCTCACGGAGCCGCCCTGCGGCATACTCCTCCTTGACAATCTCGGTGGCTCGGTCGAATACGGTGCCACGCATACGGGCTTCCTTACGAGCTTCGTAAGAGGGCGGATCATCAAAGAGAGCTGACTCCGCATGGGCATAGTTGCCCGCCACGCTTTTGTCCACGAGCGAAGGCGCTTCCTGGAAGAGCTTATTGACCTTCTCGGATTGCGCTTGGCGATCAAATAGTTCGTCAGTTCGTGCTACCATTATTCATCAACTCCAGGAACATCGAAACCGCCACCACCACTGGTATCAACTGATACGTCCGGAGCAGTTACTTCTTGGTTCGCGGCTGCGCCTGCGAAGAACGACGACCCTGCATCAGCGATGCTGGCTCGGAACTCCTTCTTGGCCGCCCGGCTCTCTGCGGCTGAGGCTTGTACTGCAAACTTAGCTTGCAACTCTTGCTCGAACACGCCGAACCTGGCTTGAGTCAGGAGCGATGAGACCTGGCCTTGGAAGGCCGAGGACTCTAAGCCACCTGCTCGTGCTCCTCTCCCTGCAACCTGTGCAGCTTGAGCGCTACGAAACTGGCGTAAGAACGCCCGTCTCTTCTGTCTGTTTTGAATCCGGCCAATTGCTTCTCTGAAGCGTTTCGCTTTCTCACGTGCTAGGCGCGCATCGTTCTTGTGGAAGATGCCAGCAATCTTAAAGGCCGCTGCTGCGATCATGAATCCCATTAGAAAGGTCGCCCGCGTGCTAATCCTCTAAGGATACGTCTCCGACGTTTGTCGAAATCCGCTTGACTTGGGTCCGGGGCGGCAGCTTCTTGTGCAACATGTCGCAACGTCTCGGCGTTCCGACGAGCGTTCTGTTCTTCGTTCATGGCTTTATTAATCCGCCTGGCCCTGGCAAGAGCCTTGCCTAAGCCTGCAATAGAAACACCCATCAATGCCATTATGCTGCCCTCTGTACTTTGTAGTTCGTGGAGAAGCCAAGGATATGGGTGTCCTTCGTAGGCTCTCCTTCAAACCTGAGTTGTAGTACGCGGCCTCGGCCACGCACCTTGTTACGTGTGACAACTACGGGGTAGCCGTCCTCATATGGCCCAGCGCCTGCGGGCTGGAATGCTCGCACATGACGGTAGACCTGATTCGTAGTCGACACCTTGCCTGAGACATTGTCATCGGTCCAGTCCCAGTTCGCTGTCATGAGACAGGAACTCTCGTTCACTGGATCAAGGCCATTGCCAGCCGGGACAAACTCTGTCTCGGTTCGCTTTTGAAAGACCGTGATGACCGGAGCCTGACGACGTCGCTGGAAGTCTCCGATGTTGTCATGTCCTGTTAACATGAACGGGAGCGGACTCTCTGCTCCATCGTAGTCGATATAGTCGAGCTGCTCTAGGTCCGCAGTATCAAGGTCATTTGTCGCTTGAATGGTCCACTTGAGTTTCTTATCTGAATCTGACGCATCAGAATCTGTAATCGCATAAGCATTAAGGATCGCTGAAGTGCCTGAAACATTGAATCTAAACTTGTACCATGCGCCGACTCGTCCGTCGAGGATGAGAGCGTTAGCGTACTGGTTGATATTGTCACCGCTGTCTCCGTACAAGAAGTAGATACGCCGTAGCGCATCGTCATAAACTGTCTTCACTACCTTCTGGTTTGCCACCGGAATGTCATTCCAGATGGACTGTACTAGTTGCTCGCTGATATTGGTAGCCTCCAGCGTGCCTGTGAATTCATTGGGGCCTATCTGAAAGATGCCCTTAGTACCAGTGAAGAGAGCTGTGTTGCCCCGTAGGATCGGGCTGAAGTGAGAGGTACACTCATCGTCAGTGATCTTCCGCACGGAGTAACCGTCGGCTGTAAAGAAGCCGCGTTGTCCACCGCCGATCTCCCAGACTCCATTCTCCGAAAAGATGAGCAGGGAACTCCGAGTCGAAAGCATTGACTGCACGGCTCCGAGTTGCGGTATAACAATCGTACCGCCGTCGTCCGGCAGTAACGTATTGAAATCGCTAGCAGTTGGGTCGGCTTGCTGATGGCATTGGCCATAAGCTATCGGTTTCTGTGCGGTGCGCGAGAAGAAGACCGTATCGGTCCACTCCTGATCATCGAACCCTGCATAGAACACTCGGCCTTGGTGAAACTCCACGGCCTCGGCACCAACTGAAAGCACCTGGCCATCGCTCTTGAGAAGCGCGTCCCCACCACCAATCTGGCCGTCGGGTGACGTGCTTACAAAGTTTGCGAACTGTGAGTTGATTGGTCCTACAAAAATCGTGATGCTATTAGTCTCATCACCCGCTGTCCGCACTGCTTGTCCAAAGGAACTAGGTGTACCCCCATCTGCGAGCAGGGTATAGGTTCGATTGTAGTTAAACGAAAAGATTGTACTCGTGGCGAGATAGGTCCAGGCGCTGCCTGTAATCTCAATCATGTCTCCACCGATGCGCCCATGTGCGGTAACATCAAGGACGAACGTACCACCTGTGATGCCATTACCCGTGGTGAACCCGTTGACCGGGACATCAATCGGAACGATGAACCCGCCGCCCGAGTTGGACGCGGCGAAGGTTGTATTCAGTGGATCAAGAAACAACGATCCCTGTGGAGCTGAGGAGTTACCGAAGGCTTCGGCGTCTATCTTGTCTTCATCGAAGACTTGGATTCCATCCTCATCTGCAAAGTTGGTATCAATCTGTCGGCGGTAGCCAGTGTACCAAATGGTATTCTTAGCTGGATTTTTACCGAACGTGGTCTTGTACGTATCCATGTCTTCCTGCTTCCAACCTCGATTGCGGAGGTTGTAGCGGTGATCGTCCGTGATCAGGCCGAAAGGTGCTAGCTCCACATCGACACCATCGTCGATGCCATCAAAATCTCGGATCAGCATATTGATCTGCTTCACTAAGAAGGAGTCGGCTAGCGCATTGTATGTGATGTACTGCGTTCGTAAATACTTGTGCGAGATGAACAGATGGCCACGCCCACTTGAAAACTGGACAGGCCACTCCGCGACTTGTGCATCTGTAGTCAGCGGATCAATCTTAAGCGCTAGGAGATCAATCTCAGTTGCGTGATACGTAGTACTGATTGTCTCTGCATCGTCCGTGAAGAAGAGGGTGGAGCCTACCTGATGAACGATAAAGTTCTTGTCAGATATGCCATCCACCCCTCGCCATTTGAATGCTGTAAAGACATCGGCAGCACCAATAGTCAGGCCGGTCACCTTAAGTGCCCCGCCTGCCTCTTGTGCTAGTCCGTTCCGTCTGCGACGCGAACCGTCCACCAGGAGTTCATAGTTCTGCTCGTCGGTCGTAAAACCGTCGGGGAAATTGATCTCGTTGGCTTCAGTATTCAGGCCCCTGTTCAGACGGAAGAAGTCTTTTTGAACAGTCTGTTGTGGCATTACTCTTCCGTAGTTTCTTCTACGCCGAGGATGTCAGCAATGGCTGCCTCCTCTTCTGCTTCGGCTTCCGGAGAAGCTCCTTGTGTAGTCAAGTCGACTCGAGCTTTGCTGGCTGCTTGCTTAGTAGCCGCTTCAGCTTTATCCCATGTGTTCTTCAAGTGTACAGAAATCTTTGCCTGTGCTCTATCCGGATGGGTATACTTGCCTTGAAACAGTTTGGGGATCTGCGCATCCTCACGGTCTGGGTCCGGTCGAACCGTGTACAGTGTGGAGTGTGCGATGTGTTTGATTACCCACTTCTTGCCAAGGGCGTCGATGTTATTTGCGATGCAATTCTCTCGGTCGATCTGTGCTTTTGCTTGTTCGAGTGACATAGTTGGTCTCCTAGTGTCGTCTTCCAGTTGTGCGACCACCACCTCGACGTCGGAGACGTCCAAAGTCCTGGCCAGTTTGTTTCTCTACATTCTCCATCTTGGTGAGATGCCGATGCCGCTGAACGCGAACCTCGGAGCGCCGAGAAAGTTTGTCGATCTCTCGTGTGGAACCGTCTTTGTAGAGGTCAAAAAACAAAGCCCTCGCTTGGAACTTGAGCTGATTGAACAGGTGCTCCGGGAGATCCGGGACTGATAAATCGGTCAAGGCTAGCAAGGGCTTAGTCTTTCCATAAGCCAACGATTTGCTGGCTTGTAGATTTGAGTCGAGGTTGCGGTCATACGCATCGAAGATGAAATGGTCCTCGCCTTCCAGGAATGTCCAGAAGGTGGGCTGTACGTCATTCCGTACCAGCATCTCATATCCGCTTTCCAGCGTGACTGACTCGACAGTTGGATCGTCACTCGCACGCGAGGACGTCCAATCAATAAATTCATCTGCGTCCTGATACCGAATCTTCTCAAACTTGTTCGGATCAGACGTAGCGTTCTTGATATTGTAACGAACCCATTCGACATCATAGAAGCCTGGGGGTCGTAACATAACATTTGGTGTAGCGACGGACGTTGCGTCCAGTTCTACGATACCTTCCTTGTACTTGATATCGGTGCCATCTTGGATCTGATTAAAGATCGTGCGTACGACACGGGCGCACTGCTCTGCTTCTACGGTGGCCGAGATTGAATTCACAGCATCGCTGTCTGCATCCGACAGGATGTCTTGTACAATTTGTAGCAGGTTCTCTTTAGCCACTTACTTCTCCATTAAAAGGATCGAGGGGCCGAAGCCCCTCTCACCAATCGGGGGTCTATACCGGGGGCTGGTATTTGATAACCACGCGAGCTTTACCTGCGGTGTAAGCTGCTGTATCAAACGTAGCTGCGATCTTGACGCGCTGTGTTACCACCGCTCCAATATCTGCACCTGCGCCTGTTACAACGGCATTTGCACCGAGGTTACCAAGTGCTTCAGCGGCGATGAGGGAATCATCGTCAACTGCAACACCAGTATCCGCGTCGTATGTACCAACATCGAGTACGGCTGCGCCACCGGACGTAAACGCCTCGGTAACGACTAATACTGCACTCACGATTAGACTTCCAGCCGGGATTTCCGAACCGTTTACAACTGCATTACCATCGGTCGCTTGCACGTCCTCTAGTAAAGTTGCATCAGTCAGGTCCAGCACCAGCTCTTCAACCGCGCCTTCTACTGCGATTTTCTTAGCCGAGTTGCATGAAACATCCCGTTGGCCGAAGCCTACAACCAGCCCATCTTGGTTAGACCAATACTCTTCTCTTGCTGACATTAGTCAATCCTCCTTAGACTTGGTCGGTATCCGACAATACACAAACCAGGTTTTCAGGTCGGAAGACCTTCAGCCCGTAACGAGCAGTCGTAACATACTCTTCACGTTGTTTGTTGTAGTTATAACCACCATCAACCTTCGGCATCTGCCGCATTGCACCCATGAAGGGCATAATGTCGCCACCAGCCGCGCTGAAGAACGCATTCGCTTTACCAGCGCTGGTCGTAAGACCATCAATGGTTTCGTTTGCATCAGGCAGATAGTTGGAAACGAATACGTCGAATCCGAAGATGTTCTTGATGAACGTCATTCCGGAGCCGATGCCCGATTCTACTATGCCTTCCCAGCGGGGGTTGTTGCTGATATTGGTAATGTTCGTAATCGTATTGATAGCGAACTCTACCGAGGGATCAACAATAGCGATCATCGCGGTCTGCGGTACATTAGCTTTCTTCAAGCCATATAACGCTTTAGCGAAATCGTTAACAGTAATCGTTTCACTTGCGCCAGTGGCGACGAAACGATGGTCTGCGTTGTTGATCACGTTTTGGTCGTCAGCCGTTTGACCGCCTGACGCACCACCTGCACAAAGAGCGAGGATGTCCGTCTCTATTTTCTCGGCTAGGGCACGTGCCTGTTTGGGCAGGAACGATGCTTCTAAGCGAGCGGCATAGAAAAGGTCTTGTCGCGCTTTCTCGGTGATGTAGTGACCTGAACTCAGGTACTCAGTGATTGTGAAGGGAAACTCACCAAGATCAAGGGCGTCATACTGAATGTCAGTATCTTCCACATAATCTCGTACGTTCGATTCACCTATAGACGGGATGGTGAACTGGTCACCGTCCGGAAACTCACTCAGCCAGTTTACCCAGCCTTGTGCGCGTAGTTCGTCTTGGAGAACTTCTTTGAGGTTCGTACTCCAAATCTCTGAGCGAGTGAGAATGGCACTATTTTGGGTAGTGTGCATTTCTACTTCCTCTCATGTTGAGATTAGTTGCTGAAACGCTCCCCTAGTGCAATGGCGTCGGCCATCATTGCATTCTGCAATGCGTGGTCGTCCAGATACTTGCTGACACCCATCTCCTTCTTCTGGCGGTCGTAGAACGCTTTGGTCTTATGACCGTCCACTTCTTCTGCGACAACCGGTTGAAGGTTGTTGGTGTTAACATTAGGTAGCTGCGCCGTGCCTTTGGGAGCAGTACTAGTATCGAGTTCCATCGCTTTGGCAAAGAGTTCAGGGCTATCTTCGCTCAGCTCGCGCAACTTGGCTGGTGTAACGCCAAGCGCTTTTGCGCGTTCTGCTACATAAGTCTTGGCGGCTTCAACATTGCCGTCAACCTTCTGTAGTACTAGCGAGTTGCCTATCTCACGATTCGCTGTACGGGTAGTATCAGCAGAATCTCCTTGGACAATGGACCGTACTTTCTCTTGAAAATCCTCATCAGACAGCGGTTGGTTAACGTCGTCGTCTGTTTTTTGCGCGGCTCGAACAGCCTCTAGAAGTTCAGCAACAGTCTTGCCTTCACCCACATCCTTCTGGGCATCCTTCAGCGCATCCAGCGCTTCCTGCTTCTCTTGCTTCAGTTGTTCGATGAAGTTGTCTGATTCCTGCTTCCCTTTTGCAAGGGCTTCATTGTCAGCAAACTTCTTGCCATCGCCTACCAGCTCTTCAAGAGCACTGGTAGATTGATCACCTTGGTCAGTGTCAAATACATCGGTCATGGTCGGACCTCCTATGGTAAGATTCCTACGATCTCTCGTAGGGTTTTGCGTCGTGCATTCAGGGCTATGATGCGCTTCTTCCAGCCTGGGCTTTGGAAGTCATCTTCGATCTGAATACATTTCTCATATTCTTCCTCGAGTATTCCTTTCAAACGTCTCGACATCAATGTCGAATTTCGAATGGCTACCTCGGATTGTTCTTTCGCTTTCTCTTGATCTTCTTTAGGGAGTGCTCTATCTTCCTTGAACCAGCGTTGGTCTAGCTTGGTTTGTCGTTCAGTCATTTAGACTGGCTCCTCTGTGTCGGCGGCACCTCGGTCGAGGATCTCGCCTGCTACGTCTTCGTCGGCCTGAGTTACCAGGGCTGCGGTCTTCTGCTGCTCTGCGACTCGGACATTCTCTACGACCAGCTCGAAACGATCCAGTCCTAGGTTCTCTTCCATCAAGCGAGCGATCCGCAGACCACTGACGTGGGTTACCACGGAGGGGTCGGAGTAGGCTGCGCTATTGATGAAGCCGATAAGGTTCTGCACAATCTGTGCTTGCTTAGCGAAATGTCGTGCCCCAATGGGGTAGAGCTTTCCTTTCGCTCCGATTATTTCCGGTGTCACCTGCAAGAACTGTGTCACCGCGAAATCTTGGTCGAGTACCTTAACGACCTCGACTGCGTTGATGTTGCGCCTGGCTGACTCCAACATCTGATTCAACAGAGGCTCGACGAAGTGCTCTTCGAACTTCTGGATCTTCTGCTGGAAGATACGACCTGCGGCGTTCTCCAGCGCCTGGATTTCAAACGCTGTCTTCTCGCCAGGGGTACGTATGCCCATCGCCTCGCGGGGCGCACCCGCTAGTTCCTCCATGTCCCGCATCAAGCGGTCCATTTGGAAATCGGCGTTCAGGGCCGTGGCATCTGGGCGAAGGACTTGAACGTCCGAGTCTACGTCGCCGTAGATCTTCTCGCCTGGACCCCAGTCCCAGTCTTCAACGTAGCCGCGTGTGTACACAACCGGGTGGGCGATCTGGTCCATGACGTCCGCTCGGAGGTTCTCCAAGTGGTCGAGACGGTACTGCATCCCCACGAGATTGTCCAGCGGTCCCATACCCATGAGATTGTCAGGGCGGTCACGCCAGCACACGTGTTCTTTATTCGACTTACCTAGCCAGGAATCGTACGGCTCGTCGAAGACGACGACCCTTCGATCCATCACGATTATGCGACGGCCCGACTTGACCTCACCAGTTATGATGTCGAACGTATCGCCTTCGTACTCGAGTAGTTCAACCAGGTCCGAAGAGTAGTACGAGTTGAGCTGGTGGAAGCCATCAATCTGCATACCTTCTGATTTGTCGATGTCGCTGTCGGAGTAGCCGCGCATGTGTGTGCGCAGCTCCACGGTATTTGCTATGGCGGCGGGCACCCACGCAAACGCGGGGTCTACCTCAGCGGCCTTCTTCAGCGTGCCTAGTGAAACAATCGTGCGGGTGATCTTCGCGGCGTTCTTGAAGTCCGACGCGGACAGATCAAACAAGATGTCATAGGGGCTGATGCGATGTACGCGCGGGCCTACATAGACCGCGACATTCGTACCGTCGCCCGTCTGGTGGACGTCGTTCTCGTACGTGACCTCACCGAATACGTTACCGTAGTCGATGTAGTCGTATAGGGATTCACTAATGACCTTCTTGAAGTCTGACTCCCGGATCTTCTGCTTCATGTAGCTTTCGATCAGGAGGGCTGACTCATTGTCAGCCGCTTCGTCTGTAGCTGATTCCCACTTGAACCAGTTGTCATTCGGGAACAGGGCAGCCATATAGTTGGCGTGTAGGTTGTCCCTTAGCTGGCAGATCTTGGGGACCGACGTGGTGTTCTTCCACGGTAGGGTCTTGTTCGAGGTCTGCGAAGTGTCTGTCTGGAAGATGTAGTTCCGCAGCTCCTTCATGTCTTCGATCCAGTGAACGCGGCTTCCACGCCACGTCACGTACTTGTTCACTACGAAGTCTGAGAGATCATCGCTCCGTAGGAGGGTGTTAATCTCTTGTACGGCTTTGGCTACTCTAGGCATTAGGCTGCGACTCCTCCGAATCTAGGATGACTGACGACGGTATTCTTGTTGCGCCGCCGCGAAGCATTATAAGGCGTACGGATAATTCCCATGACGGAATGGAGGGCATCTTTGATATCATCAAATGCAGGATTGTATTGGATAAGTTCCTGCTCCAACTCTTCGCAAAGTCCGCCAGCGTAGTGCCAGATTGTATGGTTCTCGTAGCGAGGGCTAAGAGCAGCATGGATTCGTTCCTCCTTTGTACCCATTGTTCGGGTGGGTCTGAAGTCGTCTACCGCCAGCACTAATCCATCGCGTCTGATGTCATCTCTGATACGCTCTGCAATTACTGCCTGGCCTGCGGTGACCTCGGCCCGGATCTTCTTGAACCCCCATTTCATATGGAGGTCATAGATCATTTTGTAGTATTCAGTCGTTTTGTTCGTGCGCTTACGCTTAATGTCAAGTATATAGATGTTGCCATCAACGTCGACTCCAACAATAACCACGACGGTATAATCCGCCGTCTTCCGGATGCTGAACGCAAAGTCAACAGCGGCGAAGATTGCGAGAGGCTTGCCATTGAAGCACCAGACGCCATCACGCTTTTTGAGAAACTCTCTATCGTAATGCTGGAAGTATTCACTGGCTATCGCTTCTTCACCCGGATCGTTAGGGTTATTGTAGTACTGGGCGTAGTATTGTGTGCGATCCAGATACTTGGCACGCTTGAGAGCAAGGACCTTAGCGTTGAAACCGAACCACTTGCCGTCGCCTCTTTGCTGGCGCGGCCATAGATACTGACCTGTACCATCTCCCATGTCCTCTACTTCTTTCTGCCACACCTCATATACAAGTGCGGAATCCAGGACTTCTCCGTGCTCGTCAACAACGTCTTGAGTAGTTGTGATGAGCGTTCCGTAAAGGTCCCTGGGATGGTAGCGTGTCCCCACAATCCACTCCTCTGCGTCGGTTGTTTCAATTGACGCCAGGAGAGAGTACTGTGATTCGACCTTGTCTCTACCATCTACGGTGTAAGCATTCTCTTTGATGACCACATCGTCAAGTACTGCGATGTTGCAGTGGAGGCCAGTGATTTGCGTAGTAAGACCCGCAGCAAAGACAGTGGCGTCCCTGACGCCTTCTTTCTTCCTGGCCGGATGGTCAACCATGATTTCTGTGTTAGTCCACTTCTCACGCTTGCCCTCATCTGGGTGAACCATATCGGGCCAGTACTTGCGGTACTTGGGATGGACCAATATGTCTTTGATAAACTTGAGCTGCTTCTCTGCGAGTCCGGAGGTGGCGCTGATGTACAACACCGTTACTGCGGGATTGCGCGTGATCTCCCACGCTACTCGGTAGGCAACCATTGTACTCTTCTGATGATCCCGTGGCAGCAGGACCATCTGATGTGTTCCTGCACCGTCTCTGAGCCACCATTTGATAAGCTCTTTGTGTGCGTGCCCGAGCACCCTATGGGGCGCTACGAGGGCTATGAATGTTAGGAGATCATCCTCTGCCGCTTGCCGGATGTCATCCGCTGTAAGCTTCGGCATTAGGGTGTATCGTACTGATCATACCGCCACGCCGAGCCATTACTAGCTCCACCAAGCGGGTATGTTAGGACCAGCCGGAAGGTGCTATCCGGATTAGCCCAGACGAACAGTCCGAGTAGGACTGTGCTTGCAGGCGTTACCGTAATTTGTTTACCGCTGTATACACCAGTATTGACATCATAGGCAGTGCTTAAATCATACTGCGCGACGATCACTGCGGCGCTGTGCGTACCTACTACAAACAGTTTGCTTCCGTCAGGACTATAGATTATGCAAAATAGATTGGTGTCAAACTCGGTGCTTACATCTAAGGCTTGGCCTTGGTCTGTCGAAGTATCGGCATCTCCGAGTACACTCATCTGGTGGTGATAAATTGCACGGTCGCCCACGTCAGCCGACATTGCATACATGTCGAGATTATTGGGTGCTACGACGAAAGCGGTGGGTGTAACAGGACTGGCAATACCGCCTAGGAACCCCGATACACCTGTCAAGGTATATGGATTACCACCAGAAACGTCGCCAACTTCATCATTAGCGAACGGATCAGCAGACACAAATATGTCACCTGAACCACCGGACCTACGTATGCGATAGAATTTGTCGTTGGCTGGAGGCAGGGAAATAGCCCGTTGTAATTGGGTAGGTGCGCTCCAGTCATGGGTGAGTTCGAACGACAGTGTCGATAGATCACCCGGCGTTGACAGGCTATACTGCCAGGTCTCCCAAGACGAGGTCCTATTAAAGTACGCTCGGGTTCCAGCTACATTAAAGTATGGAGTGTTGTGGTTGTTACCAGAAATCGTGAAAGCGCCAGCAGCGGTCGTGAGACTGTAGCTGGTGATATCCGGATCACCGGATGCGGCCAGATCAAAACTGAATGGCTCTGCTGCATTGACAAGCCCCTGGTCGTCGAGGTAGTGTTTCCACATATCGTCGACTGAGTGGGCGAGTATCTCTGTATCGGATAGGCCCAGGAAATTGCCTAGGGCCTTGCGGAAGTCTCCGTCAATGCCTAGACCAAAGGGTCCACCCTGTGCTGCTATCGCGTCGATGATCCTTTGATCATCGGCGCGAGGTGGGAAGATGTGTGCTCCATCTGAGTCTGTCATGCTACCTTCATACCTATGCTGGCGGCGTCAGCCGCGAGATCCTGTGCGTCACGCTCTACTTCTTTGAGGTGCGCTTTTTTTTCTTCTTTCGTCGGCCTGCCCCTGCGCTTTTGCTCTGCGGGCGTGTACCGCTCCGCGAGCCACTTGGTCGCTTGGATTTTCCTAGCGTCTTTCCCGGATGCTGTGGCATTGTCTACCTCTTCAATCATTTCAAAATAACGCTCTGACTCCATCTTCACACGGAGTTCATTACGCCATTCGGTTACTAGCTCTTGGAACCACTTGGAGCCAAGCAAAGCTTGCCAGTGGTCCCATGAACCGAGCAGCCTAATGGCTACTTGATACTCCGTGGGATCGCTGATCTCCATGTACTTCTCGTAGAGACTGATGTATGTCTTACCGTCGCGCGAAATCTGATGCTTCTTAGTGGTGAAGTGGGCCGGATACGATTCGTGTCTGTGCTCCCAGAATAAGGACTGGGTTCGGAATCGACCCTGAGAGTCCTTGAGCTGATCAAAGATCTCCGGCCCAACTTCGTCAGGCTCGGCAACCCCTACGGGGTTGGTTGGTAATTGATTCACAAGATGGTCCAAGTTCATGCAATCTCCATTGTAAGGCACCAGCCCCAGGGAATCGACCCTGGAAACAACGCACCAGCCGAACTCCATTAGAGGATCTCCACCATTTAGCCAATGTCTCTGTGCATATAAAACCCCTTGGTCTTGGGGCCGACTTAAGCTGTAGCTTCAAAGATCCGGAAGAACTTTTGGCCGGTCGCCGCCTCTCACCAGAGCGACTGGTATAAATTATCGTCTGTCTAGCTTCGGTGCGTACCATCTTGCGCAGGAGGGGACTTGATTCCTCACCATGTTCTGAGATTTCTCTGCTTGACGCAAGTAGGCGTTCTGCACGCCGTAAGCTTCTACTTCACGCTGGTTGGCCTTCTCGCAGCCTTCATAACCCTCGTATTCGTAGTCGTTGTTCATGTCCTGAAGCCAGTGTGTGAACTCATGCACTAGGATGGACCTAGCGTACTCGTCTGTCTTCAGGTCGTATTCTTTTGACAGCCATATCTTGCCGTCGTGGTATACGCCCCGTATGCCGCACCCGTTAGGTGCCATTGGGCATATCATTAGGCTCAGCTCGGCGGGCGTAGCGAAGGATATCTCTGGATAGCCTCCTGGGTCTTCGTAGCCTGTAAGTAACAGCGTCCATGCCATTAGGACCCGCATCATCTCTGCCCAGGCCATTAGTAGAACAGCCTTACGGCATCCTCCCTGGCCAGGCAACCTGAATTGTATCCTACCGTCACCCAGATCTTTTTCTGGGCTGCGCACAGCTCTTTTCGAGCCTCGATCTGCTGTAGCTGAAAAGCGCGGTCCTCTCTCATGAAGACACGCTTCTTGCACTTGATAATGTCTTTCTCTTCCGCGAAATGCGCGGGGCAGTCGTCCGCCATCTCTGGCGTGGCGCTACATCCGGTCACACTGAAGAATAGCAGCGCTAGCGCCGCTACAAACAGTAGCTTAAAGGGCCAACGGGCCTCCTGAAGCAAGATTGACCAGATCTTATCAAACATGTTCTCCTCTATGGGAGCGCCGACGAAGTCGGGCGCGAACCTAGAGATAGCCCCAAGTGTACTGAGACATATCTAGAATAGTAACCATTCTACGAATGGTAATACTTTCTTTTATGTATTAGACAATAGTTAGAGGAGAAAGTTCAACATTTCTATGAGAAATTTAAGACCTCCCTTTCGCCAGAGGCGATGGCTTTCGATCCCCCTCCCTCCCCCTTATGTCAAATCGACCAAATGTGGTCATTAAATCCCATATGCAGCAGAATTATGTCAAGTGGCACGGATATTGCAACGCGCAGGCGATAATATTGCACACGTTACACGACAATCAACTAGTTGATTGTTATACAGTTCGGATAGTTTCCACTCTGCTCAAAATCCACACCATGTCAACCTACGGTTGACTATGGTGTGGATTCCATATATGCTACGTCATGCGCCCGGTATCTACCACGCGAGGCAAAAGTGGGGCTAGGATTCCCCCCTCTTCACGTAGTGAAGGGGGGAATCCGCCCCAACAAGGAGTTCGAAATGTCCATGACCAATTCGCTGCAACAGCTAGCTTTGCTAGCTGGATACAAACCGGAGCCAGTGCCGAAGGCACTTGACTTCGACGACGGTTACACAGGCTATAGCGATTCGTACAACTACTTCGTAGTTGACTACGACGACCTGATTGAGTCGCACCATCAAGCTTTGCTTGATGAATACGACATTATCGCCACACTCAGCGAAGCTGAGGCCAACTGGAGCTAACGTGACAATCACACGACGCTACATAGGCTATGTTGCTGGCCGGTCCATTATCCTACCGGATAATGTAGATCGGCTGGCTTACTGCCAACGATTCAAAGTACCAAGCGATTGCTTGGTACTTAGGTACTCCGAGCTACAATGTTCTGTGAACATTGAGTTCGCCACTCCCCACAACTTGCCGAAGGCAAGGAAGGACATGAAATGACCACACGTAACGTCATGACCGTAGAGCAAGCTCTACGTAGTGCTGCTGCCGAGTTCATGGCAGATCGAGGCCCTCAACTGTTCATCACAGATGAACAGGTTGAGAGGGAAATGTCCACTAACATGCTCCAGTGTAGTTCCCAATGGGAACGACTGGAGTTCTATGGCCTGCCCCTCATCGAAGATGAGGGATTCTACGATGACACTCCAGTTACACTGGAGGTCATTACACTCGATGCTCCGCCTCGCGCACAGTGATTACCGCGTGCGAGGCACCGAGACCCTATCTCTCTCGTCAGGGGAGGAGTCTTACGACTCCCCTGACAGAGAGAGAAGGGGAGAGTTTTGAAAACCCAACAGACGAGGCCCAAGTGGTCCGAAGGAGTTGAAAATGGGTGACAAGAGAACGAGCATGAAGGACGTACTCAACGCAGTTGAGTCGCAGACCCAGAGCATTGATGCTCTGGTCACGGCATTAACCGCCAACGCTATTGCCCCGGCAGCTATTGCTGCCCCGGTAGTTGATGGTGGCGAAGCGCCGAAGGTCGAGGTAGCCGAAGGCTACATGGCTAAAATGACCGAGAAGGCAGCCAACCACGCCACTACCAAAGGTAGTGAGGTCGTGCTTTATGCACGAAAGAACCAACGTGGCGAGACCAAGCTGGCCTATGCACTGAGGGATCGCTTCGATTCGCTCAATGACAAGGGCTTGATTGGCGCTGTCGGCACATTCCAGCCGTAGGCTGGAGTGTTCAGGGTAACACAGCATAGCTGTGTTATCTTGAGCATTAAGCGGAGTGGCACATCACTCAGATAATCTTGCGACGGTATACCACGCTCGATTGTGTTTGTTTGTGCCTACTCCCACACTTTTTTTGCCCGTTGGATTTGACATAACGTCACTGTTCTTTGATAGTGGCATCTAGTCTCATAGGACTGAACCCATAGGTGAAACACAGGCTCGGTAGTTGACGTCCATGCCCTACCTAAGTAGCCGTGCTATATGGGGAACGACCGTCGAGTGTAAAGCTGGAGCCACTATTAAAGCATAGAACGTGTGTCTTGAGTGACCAACACCTATGTATTGGACGCTTGCTCTCACCAAGTAGCGATGACATTAGAGTCAGAGCTACGCTGTCACTGGTAAGGTACTTGAAGTACCTAACCCTGTGGACCAGAGGTTGAGTGTAAAGGCAGGCGTCCACCTATTCTACCACTGTCCTATTAAGGAGGACACCATGAACCAAGTGAAACTGAGGTATGCAAGGGAACGACTGAGTTCCATCGTTGCACTGAAGTGTAGTGCAGTACCGGGGTATGACCATGAGGACGAGCTTGAGTGGGACGACGTACTCAAACGTCTGCGTGCTGGCACAGCCACCGTCAACTGGAACACCATTGGCAAATCGAAGAACCAATGGGGCCACAGACATGGCATTAGCGACAGTATCGAGCATCAGGTTGTCGGCAAAGAGAACGCTGCTATTGAGCGGCGTAACAAGGCAGCCAATGTCCGTCGTGACAAGGCCCAAGAGAAGATACGTGCAGCGGGTCGCCGGGTAGAGGACGAGCTAGTGTTGGGTGACGAGGCCAAGGCAATGGCCCTGCTTGACAAGTTCGCTGCCTCATGAGGGGCTTCTCACTTATCGAGCTGTTGATTGCACTAGCTATCGCTAGTATCCTGGCAATGGTCGCTGGCCCCCTGATATTTGGGGGCATCGACTGTAAGAAGCAGAGGATAGGGTGGATACCTAGTGCCAAGGTAAGTGCTGCTATTGGTGAGGTAGGCTCGGCCTACCTTGAC